CCGGCACAAGTAGCCATCGCACTAGGTATTATTACATCATTGTGTTGTAAGGGAAATTTTGCTAATAAAATTATTACATTTAGTGAAGAACCGCAACTTGTAGATTTGATTAGTTATGTAAATGAAGATAATGAGGACAAAGTCATTCCTACTCTTCATGAATGTATTAAAAACATAATGAAAATTAATTTTGGATTTAGTACTGATTTTGTAAAATGTAATGAGGAAATTATTAACTACGCTATTAAATACAACGTTACACAAGATAAAATGCCATCAAAACTATTTGTATTTACAGATATGCAATTTAACAATGCAAATGCGAATGCTAATAATCTGGATACTGTTTATAAAAGTATTGTTAAACTATATAATAAAAATAATTATAAAGCACCCAAGTTTATATTTTGGAATCTTAATTCAGACAGCAATGAAATTTTCCCTGTTAATTGCGATACCGAAGGGACTGCTATTGTATCGGGATTTTCAGAACAACTTCTAAAAATATTTATGAATTACGATGAATTTAAACCAGAGTTTATTGTTAATGAAATTCTCGAACCTTATCTAAATGATATTATTATCAGCGACGATTAAGTTATATGATAATTACTATATTATGATAATTTATTATATATTATATATTTTTATAATATAATAATAAAAAATAATTTATTTTTTTTAGTTTTCTAAAATATATTAAACTTTAATATGCTACCAGCAATTAGTAATTTTACCGACAAAGATTATATTGTAAATATTGTTAGGTATTTGGCAAGGCTATTATGAACTCAAAAAGTTGAGTGAAATAAATAAGTCGTCTAATATCTTTGTTAAAAAGAGACAAATTTTAAAAGTATAGTCGGAGATAAAAGAAATAAGTATAATTGTGATATGTTAAAAACTTATTTAATTCAAAAAGTTAGTTATGAGATTACTAATGATTATAATAAAACACTAAATAAGATTAAGAAAAGGTATAAAAACTACAAAATTCTTACAGATAAAGAATTTTTGTATATGAGATATAAAATAAATGCGTATAAATATACCAATTCAATGAATAAAGGATGCTTGCCTTATTTAGAAGATATTATTTCATATTATTTTAATGAAAAAAACAAAAATAATAGGTATATTAATGATATTCATAAGACATCAATACAAATATCAAAAATTTTATATAATATAATATTATCAATAGATAATAATTATAAATTAAAAAACGAAAATATTGTATTGTGGGTATCGCAGATATCGCAGATATCATAGATATCATAGATATCATATTTAATTGGAATAGGCGAGACCACCCATACCAGATAATATTCTCAAGACATTGTAATTTACCGCAAATATAAATATAGTTCCAGTAATTTTAGATGACAACGATAGAACCGCGGTATCAATACGAGACATATTGAGAGTGCCACTTGGTTGATGTTCTTCGGGTTTAAGAGCGAATGAATATACGTTGATGCCCTTGTGGTACATATCGGGAGTGTTTTCGTGATGTTGATAGGGTTGAACAAGCGAGAAATATTCGCCTTTTCTTGTAGCAAAACGATCATTTCCATTAAGCATTATTTTTGCTTGCATTACGGGATTACTAGAAACTATATAGTTATTGAAGGTAACATCAGTACCTGTGCCCGCATTTTGATCTTTATTTGCGGTAGAAAAGTTATTCCAATATACAGATGATTCGTCAGACCTTTTGATAGCCCATATGAGTTCTTTGCAAGGATGATTGAAATTCATACGCATACTTTTCATCGAATCAGAGTTAACGCTCGAAGATGTTATAGTATCAGTTCCAGTAAATTGTAATTGCTCAATTAAATATTCGTGGGATAATTGGGCGAATCTTCGGCGTTCATCAGTATCTAAGAATATATAATCAACCCATAAGGTAGAGTCGTCTAATGTTAAAGTTTTTTCAAAATCAGCAGTTACATTTGCTGAACCACCAGCTTTATCATTTTCAATACAATAGTTGGAAGGACCAACATCGCATAAATTATCCGCAGTTTCATATTCAATATTAATTTTAACTTCATGATATTGTAATGCGATTAAAGGAAGAGCGAGACCAACATTGCGACAAAACCAGAATTCTAAAGGTACATATAATTCATAAGAATTATTAGTAGTGTGGGCTAATTCTGTACAGCAATTTTCTTTATTAGCACCAATCATTTTATAATAGCCTTCGCGTTTACCATAGGGTAGCGAAAGTTCATTCCATATGTAAAGCCATTCAGAATAATGTTTATCTATACGTTGACCACCTATTTCTAATTCAACAGTTTTTAATAATTTTTGTCCAACATGAGGAACTAAGGCTACTTTTTTGCTCAGAGAAGTATTTTTTAATTTTCCGTAAAAATATACTCTATGTATTAAATCGCCATTGCGAGTTATTTGATAAGTTGCGCGAGAACCTAGAGAATTACTTCCCGATGCTGTTTGTTGAATGGCTTCAATAGCGAAGTTAGTATGACGACGATAAACTACTTTGAAAAAGGTAATTTGAGGATTACCAGTTAAATAAACATCCTGAGCACCATAAGCAACTAATTGAAGAAGACCACCACCCATTTACGCTATATTCTTTATACTATTAGAGGAGAAAAAAAAAAGAAACATTATAGCAATTTAACAACATATATAAATAAATATATAATATAATTTAATTGGAATAAGCAAGGCCGCCCATACCAGATAATATACGGAGAACATTATAATTCACGGCATAGACATGAAGATTCTTTGAAATGTTAGCATTAGCAGCGTAGCTACCAAGTTGGTTAATATCTAAATTGAGAACGGCGGTATCAATACGAGACATATTGAGAGTGCCACTTGGTTGGTGCTCCTCGGGTTTTAGGGCGAACGAATAAACATTGATGCCGGGGTTGGAGGGAATATTTTCGTGATGCTGATAAGGTTGTATTAAATTAAAATAAGAACCCTCTCTTGCTGAGAAGCGATCATTGCCATTTAATACGAGTTTGGCGGATTTTATGGGATTGGTTGAAGTAATTGCGCTGGTAGGAACATATAATTCCGAAGTATTTGAATCATCATATTTAGTATTAGCAGTGGTTGAATAATTTATCCAGTTTATATTAATTACATTCTTTTGAGTAGCGATTGCAGTGTGATCGGAAGAACAGAACCATACTAATTCTTTGCAAGGGTGATTGAAAGATAATTTCGGTTTAATAGAGGAAGCAGATGATACACTTTCGGTTCCAGTGAATTGTAATTGTTCTATTAAATATTCGTGAGATAATTGAGCGAATCTTCGGCGTTCATCGGTATCTAAGAATATATAATCGACCCACAAAGTAGTTGAAGTTAATTCAGGAAGTGCTCCTGTAGTATCACCGATGCAATTATCTTTAGTTTCAAATAAAATGTTTATTTTTACTTCATGATATTGTAAGGCGATTAAAGGGAGAGCAAGGCCAACATTACGGCAGAACCAGAACTCTAAAGGGATATATAGATTAGCCTTATTTAAAGGCGCTAATTTATCATTAGCACCAACCATTTTTTTGTAGGCATCTTTCTTTGAAACGGGTAAAGAAAGTTCATTCCATACATACATCCAATGAGAATAATGTTTATCTATTTTTTGACCACCTATTTCAATTTCTACATAATTTATTAAACGAAGACCAAAATAAGGACATACATTAATTGGTGTTGTTGAATAATCAACAACCGCTAAATATACACGATGTATTAAATCGCCATTTCTTGATATTTGGCAAGTTACGCGATTGCCAAAATTGGGAGTTCCGTTAAAAGTTTGTTGAATGGCTTCAATAGCGAAGTTAGTATGACGACGATAAACTACTTTGAAAAAGGTAATTTGAGGATTACCAGTTAAATAAACATCCTGAGCACCATAAGCAACTAATTGAAGAAGACCACCACCCATTTACGCTATATTCTTTATACTATTAGAGGAGAAAAAAAAAAGGGAAATATATAACACAATTTATTATAATTATTATTTTTTAATTGGAATAAGCAAGGCCGCCCATTCCAGATAATATACGTAGAACATTGTAATTGACAGCATATATATTTACTCCTTCATATAATAAACTACCACCTCTAGTATCTGCTTTAACCATGAGAGTAGCGGTATCGATACGAGACATATTTAGAGTGCCACTTGGTTGATGATCTTCGGGTTTAAGAGCAAATGAGTATACGTTGATTGAATTATGTACAGGAACATTAGTGTGATGTTGGAAGGGTTGAACATAATTAAAATAATCACCTTCTCTTTCCGCGAAACGGTCATTGCCATTTAATTGAAGTATAGCTTTTTTGAAGGGGTTGGCATTTGAAGCAGGTTTAATATCAGATATTACTAAGTAGTTTGAGGTATATTGGCCTCCAACTTTAGAACTTCCGTTATATCCTAAAAATGGAGAACTATCATTTTCTACAACATTAGTATTAGTATAATCATACCATCTGGTTTTATTGTTACCTTGCGGTATTTTAGCAACCCAGATTAATTCTTTGCAAGGATGATTAAAATTTAATTTAATACGATTAGTACCTTCAACGAGAGTTTCAGTTCCAGTAAATTGTAATTGTTCAATTAAATACTCATGAGATAATTGAGCGAATCTTCGGCGTTCATCGGTATCTAAGAATATATAATCAGCCCATAAAGATATATTTTTAATAGGTTCAAAATCGTCAATAGCAGTTACACAATTTTCTTTAGTTTCAAAATCTATTTTTACTTTTACTTCGTGATATTGAAGGGCTATTAAAGGAAGAGCGAGACCAACATTGCGACAAAACCAGAATTCAAAAGGAATATATAAAGTGGTATCTGTTACATTATTATTAACAGTACCGCCATTTAATATATCTTTATCAGCACCAACCATAGTATCGTATGCATAACGTTTGCCTATAGGAAGAGATAATTCATTCCAAATGTAAAGCCAATCAGAATAATGCTTATCTATTTGTTGACCACCAATTTCTATTACGACCGACTTAATTAAACGCAGACCCAGATAATTTTGATAGGTACTCGTAGTAGCGGCACCCGATTTTCTTTTAGGGACATCAACTTGTAAATACATGCGATTTATTAAATCACCATTACGGGATATTTGACAGGTAACAGTATTTCCGTATCCAGCATTACCGTTAAAAGTTTGTTGAATGGCTTCAATAGCGAAGTTAGTATGACGACGATAAACTACTTTGAAAAAGGTAATTTGAGGATTACCAGTTAAATAAACATCCTGAGCACCATAAGCAACTAATTGAAGAAGACCACCACCCATTTACGCTATATTCTTTATACTATTAGAGGAGAAAAAAATATAGATTATATGACACAAAAATAAATTTTATTATATAAACCTTAATATTTATAATTCAAATATAATGATGTTTAAAGAGAAGTCATCTAAAAAAAAAATAACGACAGATATAAATGAAACAGTTACATTGGATGCAATGCATAATAATATGATAAAGGATTTTGAAAGGAGCGATAAGGAAAAAATATATTATACTAAAAAATTAAATTTTTGCGAAGAAAAGAAAAGCGAGATATTAAGGCAAATTAATAGTACAACTAATAAAGAAATTAATAGTGAATTATGGTTTAGTAATATAGATTTAAATGAAGAAATTATAGATATTAAAGGAAAATTAAATGAACTTAATAATTTAGATGAAATAGAATATTATAAACATACAAGTGATATATTATTTCAATATTATGATACTGTAAATAAACAATCAGATATTAACCAAAATATTAATTTTATTAAGGAAACATGTAATAAACCAAAAACATATAAAAAAGATTCCAAAAAAAAACGTAATAATAATATTAATTATAATACTAAAAATGTCTTAGAGGCTCTCAATAATATAGATAGTAAAAATACATTGATAGAAAATAAATCTATTATTAGCGATAAATGCGAAATTAATGAGAACGAAAAAAGCGATAGTGACAAAGATAATAATAGCAAAATATGCGATAAAAGTACGTTAGTTGATAAATATATGGCTATAATTAATAATAGATATGTAAGAACTGTTGAAGAGGAAAATATAGAAATATGTAAAATATGTAAAAATAATATGACATGTCTTCAGTATGATGCTATAATAGTGTGTAATATATGCGGATATCAAGAATTATTATTAGTAGAACAAAATAGACCAATATTAAAACAGAATACTAAGGATACATCACATTTTTGCTATAAGAGAATTAATCATTTTAGAGAATGGTGTAATCAGGTTCAGGGAAAAGAAAGTACTGATATACCAGATGATATATTCGAAAAAATTTTAACGGAAATTAAGAAAGAAAAAATTACAGATTTGAAAAAAATAACTTACTTAAAAATGAGGGATATTCTTAAAAGATTAAGAATTAATAAATATTATGAACATATTAATTATATTATAAATAGAATTAATGGAATACCTACACCACAATTTAGTCCCGAATTAGAAGATAAACTGTGTAATATGTTTAGAAGTATTCAAGCACCATTTCTTAAACATTGTCCAAAAGATAGAAAGAATTTCTTATCATATAGTTATGTACTTTATAAATTCTTTCAAATACTCGGATTAAACGAATATCTCAAATATTTTCCTTTATTAAAAAGTAGAGAAAAACTTTATATTCAAGACCAAATATGGAAAAAAATATGTATTGATTTGAATTATGAAATTATACCATCACTTTAATATAGTAGTATATTATAATTCTTAATATAATATCTTTGTATTCTGTCGGCTACTCGCTCTACTTACTCTACTTATGCTTTATTTTCTATAGATAAAACCAGATTATTTCAAAAAATCTTTATACCCTTGAAGATTTAAAATGGTACAAATTATATTAATATTTTACATTTTTACCTTTTATTACAAATAAAGGTTCTGTGTTTTTTCTACAAGGTAAAAAATATTCTATATTTTTATTTATTTCTTCAAAATATAAAATACCTTTATAATCGTTAAGATTTGGTTCTTCTTGTTTTATATATTTATCAAAAATTTGTTTTAATTCTGTAATAAAGTGGCATAATTTTTCGTTGTACAAATTTATAGTTGTGTTATTTGTAGATTGAAAATTTTTTAATTTGTTAATAATTTGCAAAACAATTTCAAGTCTTTCAATTTTATTGTAAAACATTTATATATATACTATATTATTTAAATTTTAATTAGTTTTGCATCATTTTAAATCTTCAAGGCATTAAAATCAAAAAGTAATATCTTGGCTTCTCCTAGAATCCCTTAAAGGGTCGCTCGTGCTGAAGGCATGTCTTAAGAGGCTTCACTATAGCCTCCAAGAATCCAAACCAAAAAATCTTAAAAATCCTATTTTGAATTTTGAGTACATAACTTTTTATTTTCTAATATTTCAAAACTTTTCTAGAAATTTTTAAATAAATTAAGTTATGTACTCAAATTCTAAAATCAAAAAAAGTAAATATCTTGGCTTCTCCTAGAATCCCTTAAAGGGTCGCTCGTGCTGAAGGCATGCCTTATGAGGCTTC